GTGGTGGCGCTGGAGGTTCTTCTGCGTCTACCCCTGCCCCTACTGCTGGTACTGCTAACACAGGCGGCGGGGGTGGTGGTGGTGGAAATAGTAATGGTGCAGCAGGCGGTTCAGGCGTAGTCATCATCAAGATTCCAGATACTCGCACGGCAACCTTCTCAGGAGGTGTAACGCAATCCTCCACAACATCTGGCGGGTTCAAGATTTACACCGTGACCGCTACATCAACCACATCAGAAACAGTAACTTTTAGTTAAGGAGAAACAATTGGCGCACTTTGCGAAACTTGATGAAAACAATGTCGTTATCTTTGTTACGGTTGGTCGTGACGAGGACAACGGCAAAGAGGCAGAACTCTCTGCCCGTACAAGCGATGTCTACAAACAGACTTCGTACAACACCCACGGCGGCGTACACGCACTAGGTGGAACCCCGTTCCGCAAGAACTATGCGGGACTAGGCTATACCTACGATGCGGGTCGGGATGCGTTCATTCCTCCCAAGCCCTATGCTTCTTGGTTGCTAAACGAGACTACTTGCCTGTGGGATGCTCCAGTACCGTACCCAACGGATGTCGGCACAGAAGAAAATCCCAAGCGTTACTCATGGGATGAGGCCACAACCTCTTGGGTTGAGGTGACTGCGTGAAACTTATCAAACTAACTAACGCTGCCAAGGGGCGCATCGGTGAGGGTCTGATTATCAACACAGACCTGATTGCGTCAATCTTCCAGCACACCCAAGAAGATGGCACAGAGGTTCGTGTTTGCTACGGTATGAACGGCAACTCTTGGGAGGTATCTGAGGGGTTTGACGAAATCATGGACAAGATTCGAGGTGAATAATGGCGAGCATCGGAGATGTAAAAGGACAACTAGACACCCATGAGGCCGTTTGTGCTGAACGCTATCTTGGGATAAACGCAAGACTCAAACGGTTAGAGCAAATCCTAATAGGTTCTGCGGGATTTATAATCGTTTTGTTGTTGAGTCTAGTCACTAAATGACAACCATTGCGGCGCGATTCTCTACTTTAGAAATTGCCGCCGACTCGATGGTGAGTGGTGAGGATTCGTTCTATCTAGTCGAAAAACTCCGCAGAGGTAAAGAATCTATATATGGTGGTTGCGGAGATTGGGACAAACTGCTCAAGTTCTATCAAGCGATTGAGGCAGGTTCCGAGATAGATTCGGACACAGATGTAACCATCCTTGAATTAAGGCATGACGGACTGTGGGTTTATGAGTCGTGCATTATCCCCGCGAAAATCAAAAATGACTTTTGGGCAATTGGAACTGGTGCGAACTACGCCATTGCCGCGATGAGACTTGGAAAATCACCTGCGGAGGCGATTGCAATTTCTTGCGAATTCGATACTGCAACCAATCCCCCGATAGATGCATGGAAACTGGAGAAGCGTAATGCCCGGAAAAGTAACAGATGAAGAATTTATAGAACTTTGGAAAAGGTTGGGAAGTCCGTTAAAAGTAATGAATGCTCTAGGTCTGAAGGATGCCCGTCAGATTTACATTCGCCGCAGACGACTAGAATCTCTAGGTCATCACTTACCATCTTTTGCCGCAACTCAGAAAAGCGTTAACACAACGCCTGTTATCCCTGAGTCGCGTGGCGTTATGCACCACGAAATCAAGAATGGGCAAATTTTTGTTGCCTCGGACTGTCACTACTGGCCTGACATAGAAACAGTCGCGCACAAGGCTTTTGTGAAATTGATAGGAGAGATGAGGCCATCTGTCATCTGCCTCAATGGTGATGTCTTCGATGGAGCGCGAATCTCAAGGCATGAACCTCTTTATGGCGAAAACCCTCCGACTGTTAAGCGCGAGATTGAGGCTTGCCAAGACCGTCTTTCTGAGATTGCAAATGCGAACAAAAACGCAAAAAAATACTGGACATTCGGTAATCACGATATTCGGCTCCATCGGTATCTGACCCTTAATGCGATTGAAGTTGAAACGATGAACGATTTGTTTGATTTTTTCCCCGGTTGGAATACGACTTGGCGTTTGGATATAAACCATTCAACTGTTATCAAACATCGGTGGCACAACGGTGTTCACGCAACCTACAACAACGCCTTGAAGTCTATGCTGAACCTTAACCAAGGCTCTGCGGCAATCGTTACAGGACACCTACACCGTTTGATGATAAATGTCTGGCGTGGGTATGGCGGTGCGGCCTACGGTGTTGATACAGGCACTCTTGCTGAACCCGGAGGGGAACAGTTTGCATACTGCGAGGGCAACCCTACGCCGTGGGCAAGCGGATTTGCGGTGCTAACTTTTAAGGATGGAAAATTATTGCCGCCTGAACTTTGCGAGGTTTCGCAGGGAGTGGCTTACTTTAGAGGCCAAGAAGTATGAACCCAATGTTTCCCCTTGCGGTCGCGACTCTTTTGTACGCATGGCAGTCTATCAACTACACAGGCGAACAACGCATCGGTATGATGATAACTTTTATCGGTTATGCAATTGCAAACATAGGACTGATTATCGATTTCTACGAAATGAAGACATAGAAACAAAATGAATGATTTAGTAAATTCCGCGAAAGGTGCAACGCAAAGCATAAAGAGTGCGTTAGCCGCTGGCAAAGAGATTGAGTCGGTTGTTAACGATATTCAAAAACTCGGTGTCGCGGAATTAAAGGCAAAACAAGACTTCCAAAAGAAACAAAGGGTTGTTAAGGGTGACACCACAATCCTGACTGCTTTCGCAGAATGGCGCAGATTGAAAGAAATCAAAGAGGCCGAACAAGACCTTCTAAACCAACTCATCGAGCGTTACGGCAAGGACAGGGCCGAACACGAATGGAGAGACATTCAGGCCATAAAAGAGCGTCAGATAAAAGAATTGAAAGACGGTCGCGATGAGTTAGGTCGTGACCTGAAGAAACTCAGGGAACTCAAGATTATGTGTTTCTTGGCCTCCGCAATGATAGTTACCATTTATTACATCTTCAAAGGACACCTCTGATGCTATCCCTTATATCTTCCGCAATCGGATTTTTCGCCTCTGGACTGCCTAAAGTCTTGGAGTTCTTTCAAGACCGCGCAGACAAGGCGCACGAACTCAAACTCGCCTCGATGCAGACCGAGCGCGAACTGGCTCTTGCGAAGGAAGGTTTCGCCGCCCAAGCGCGGATAGAGGAAATCAGAACCGACCAGATTGCCATGCAGACGGATGCCGAGCGTCAGGGTGCGGCTTTAGAACACGACAAAGCGATTATGGCTAGGGCTTCTGCTTGGGTCGTAAATATGAATGGCATTGTTCGCCCGACTGTTACTTTTATTTTCGTTCTCGAATTGGTCTTGATTAACATTGCACTTACCTATTGGTTCCTAACTTCTGGCACGATTCAGAATGTTGACGATATGCTCAAAGCGTCAGAGGTGGTCTTCAGTAGTGATGAGATGGCTCTGCTAAGCGGAATAATTTCATTCTGGTTCGGGAGTCGCCAATGGGGTAAGAAGTGACCCCTCCGCAAGAATTCCTGAAAACCCTGCGTCACCACGAAGGGGTTCGCCAAAGGCCGTATTTATGCCCTGCCGCCATTTGGACAGTCGGTGTGGGCAGAGTCCTATACCAAGACCAAATCGCCCTGCCTATGGTCAGGAAAGAGGGTTATGGGGGACTTATCCGCAAAGAGTTTCCTCTTAAACCTGCGGACAATCGGGTTTGGTCTTTAGAGGAAATCGACAAGTTGCTCGCCGAAGACCTCCAGTATTTCGCCAAAGGGGTTACTCGCCTCCTGAACGGGAAACACTCTGACGACCAACTATGGGCTTGCGTTTCCTACTCTTTCAACGCAGGTCTTGGGGCTTTCCAACGGTCTACCATGCGCCAAAAACACCTCAGAGGCGACTATGAGGGTGCGGCAGGGGATTGGTTAACCTCTAGGGTTACAGGGGGAGGTAAGACCCTTCCCGGCCTTGTTAAGCGTAGGAAGGATGAGGCCGAACTGTATCTCAGGGGGCTAGGTCTTTCTCAAGAATAGCCTTGAGGTAGGGCTGAACGGCTCCCAGTTCGGTTTCTACGGTTTTAAGCACCATCCGCACCGACTCGATGGTTGCTCCCGCCCTAAACGCCCGTTGGACAAGGGTGGACAAATCTGCGTGAAATTTCAATTCTTTTTCCGTCATTTTTAATTCCTCAAGTGGGTGGGGGAAGGGTGTGTCAACAACCGAATCTCATCGTTGCGGGATTCTGTTATTCCTTCCCCCGTGTTATATTTTACTCTCCTCAAGCGGCTCCTCTCGGAGTCTTTCGCCCCTCTTGCGAGGGGTTTTTTTTCAGCAAAGGTAAGGCGCAATCCTTACCAAAACTTTCGCAGGTACATATCTGCGGTAATACTGGTTAGTGACAATCAATGCTTGCGCCTGTTTTTTCGTGCGAAACAATTGCGGCAAGATAGGCTCATAGTGTTCAAAGTCTAAGTCCCGGTGATACCGCGCTTGCTTGTCAATCAACGCCCAACATACTTTCTTCATTTGTTCCTCTCATACCATCTTTTGTTTTGCTCGCCGACCCACAACCCCGCGCAGACTGCTTCTAAATGTTCGCTAGGCGGGTTCGTCTTGAGTGCGGCCTTGTAACCCTGTTTGTAGGAGTTTGGTTCGGGCGGCATAAAGGCATACATCATTACCGCACCAAACGCGACAAGGAAAAGTGACCTCATCGTTTCCCCCTCAACAGGAAGATGATTAGTCCGATAAAAATCCCAAGCGCAGTTGGAAACAGAATCAGGACTAAGCACCAAAGCAGAATCGTGAGTGGGAGTTCAATCATTTCTCGCCGCCCAATATACGCATAGCATCATCCACAATATTATTGAGACTAGGAACCATCCCGGTGCGTTCATTTAGTATCTCCCTCACTTTGTTCGCCTCGAGAATGATGTCGGTGGCGAGTTTGTAAATATCTGCGGCGGGTGCTAGGGAATCCGCAGACATGGCTTGAAGTTCTCGGGTCATCTTCCCTAAGACCGCGATATGATGTCCGATGTTCATGTCAAAAAGGTATATCATCTGAGAGTTCATTGATAGAGGGTTGCGGTGCTGGCTTTATATCCTCAACAGGATTAACGGTCAGACTAAAGAACTTGGAACCATCTTTAGAACTTGTTCTAACCCATCCAGATAACCAGTAATCCTTCCCCTCGATGTTTATCTTCCCGGTGTACTCAGGACTCTTTTCAGACTTGGGTTTCAGGTTCTTCCCGAGTGTCCCGCGATTAGTGTTGTCGTATTCCATTTCAATCTCCTAAAGTTAACTTTGTGAACATCTGTTCGACTTCTTCTAAGAATATCTTTGCGGCTTCTTCGATTTCGATAATCTCCTCCTCGGTTGGTATAAATTTCTTGATAAACAGTTGTTGTTTCTCAGGGAGTCTGGGGTCGAAAGAACAGAACCAAACGCCTTGCTTTTGAGCGCAAGCGGCCTGAAGAATCATCTGCGCCTTATGCTCCTCTGGAATAACATCGTTAAGAATCCAAGTGATATGCGTTGCAGTTGTTGGGCATTTGCTCTCGAACAGGAAACCATCTGAGCAGATACCGTCTGGCGATGCTCCGAGGTTTTCTATTTTCGGGTGAGGGATGAACCCAACATCATTTACCAACAAACCTTCCTTGCGTTCAAAGGCACTCTTTGCGAATGCCTCTTGCTCTTTTCCCCATAACATTTCATTTGTTACATACTTCGGAACGATGTTATCAGTCAGTCTTTCCGCAAGAATCTCAATCTTTAGTTTCCGTCTTTCCGATGCCTCATTCCCGTTTTTGAGGAATGCCGTTGCCGCAGACATCCTAGAGGCCGTTAGTTTCCCGATGCGGTCGTTAAACCACGCGCCAGTTCCCTGAAGTGGATTTTCTTCTCTCATTTCAATCCTTTCTTAACTTCGTCTTTCACGGCCTCGAGCGCAACCCGTTCCTCTGGCGACATTGCTAACCATGCCTTTTGCAGTTCAGCAAGGTTCTTGCACTCCCGCAGATTCTTCTCAACCTTTAGATGAACCTTTGGTTTTGGTTTCGGTGCGGCATCGATTGCAACCTTAATCATCTCCTCCGCAGAGGCAATGAACTCCGTTCCCCCGAATCCCGCAAAAGAGAGGGCGCGGCCTACGGCACTTGTCTCCGCATTCTCGAGGGCTGAAGTCTTGTTAATAGAACTTGCGGCTCGATACTCCTCTGCATGACCTGTTGCGATACACCGATTGTTTTCGTTGTAGATATAGGCTTGCATCACAACCTTAGAATCGGTGTTTTCGATAATCTCAGTCTGAATCTCCCAATCTGGGAACTTCTTGCGAAACTCAGAAACTCGAAAGGCAACAGTCGCGTACTCTTTGCCGTGGATTAACACTTTACCGTTTGACATCTTCTTCTCCTCAAACAAACATAGTTAGTAAAACAACACTCGCAAACAGAACAGTTGCAACAACCTTCTCCGCAATTGTTTCTGTGTGAATCGGTGTTCGTTTAGCGCATTCGGCTAGAAATTTCTTTTGCATCATTTGTTCCTCTCATGGTTTTCAAAAAGTATGCGAGCCATTGATTTGAAATCGGCTTCTTCTATTAGTCCTAATGCCCAGTTGCGGCAGATTCCTTCCATGCTGGTTTGACGGATGATGTCAATCGCATAGTTCTTCAAATAGTTTCCAGCCTCTTGAAGTGTTTCATGCTCAAAGAAATCATCCCATTGGAAACCATCAAACAATTCGTTGTAAATTCTTTCTGTCGGTGTCATGTTCACTCCAAGATTTTGTATCCGCGACCCTCGAGGCACTTGCGGACTATTTTCTGTCTACGGTCAAAGGTGTTGTAAGCACCCGTTCCCGCGCCAACTGCGGTTCCTGAAATAAGACCTGCGGCGGCTCCTGTCTGAGGGGTGATAGTTCCTTTCGCAAGTGCGGCTCCCATTAGCATCGAGATGAATCCGTTTAGTGCGGCAGACTTCGCCATCTCTGCGCCGTAGGAAACACCCTCGGAAATCCTCTCGCACTCCATCTCATCTAAGTGATAGTTCGCGGGGGTTGTGGATGCCTTCGGGTCTATAAGTGGTTTGCTCGCACAACCGCCAACTAGGGCGGCGGCGAGAAGTATGCAGATTGTTTTCATAATGTTCCTCAAGATTTATGCGGCTTGCAATTTGTTTTGGTTGGCGCACCGTTTTTCATCAGCGAAATGCCATGTGTCTCCGTCAATCGCATGAATTACAAAACCGCCATAAGAAGTATCACTAAATAAAATAACCGCAACAACAGAGTCTTTTCTCGACTCAACATAACCGGGAGCAAAAGCATCTTGTTCAAGACGGTAATTTGTAGGAACCCATCCGGGGCGGGTAACTTTCACCCATTCAATCGAAGCATTGAAACGGCCTTTATATTTGCCGCGTTTTTTGAGTGGCAAAGCATCAACGATTGCATCACCAAATTTTCTGCGAGCATACTGCTCTCCAAACTCACCGCCGACCCAAGCGGCTTTGCGCTCAAAAACTGCGTGTTGTTGAAATTTACCCATTCTGTTTCTCCTCAAGAGAGGGGGCGAACCCCCTCGGTTATTATTTGACTGATTGACCGACCTGCTTGAGCCAACTGGAGTAGTACCCATCCTCGGTTTTATATTTCTTGATAAAGGATTTGAGTTTACGAATGTCGGTCTGCGCTTGCTTGCGTGATATTGGGTCATCACCTAAACGCATATCGTCATTGTTAATGTGACCGCTTTCGTAGTAGGTGAACAAGCGATACTCTGCTTCATTGACCAACTCTGTGTCGGTGTAATCTTCGGGATTTTTGTTGTCGTCTGGGCAAATGCACTCAAAGGCAAAGACCATCTCATCGATTTTGAGTGCGTCTTGAACAATCTTGCGTGTTGCTATCATTTTGCTTCTCCTATTTTGTCCCGGTCATGGAGTGTTCGACCGTGAGATAATGTTAACACAATAGGAAACAATGTCAACTAGATTGTTTCCACGATATGAAAATATTCAACTTTCGATTGTGCGAGGCAACAAAAAAGGGGGCGAACCCCCAGTTGATTTAGATGAAATTGTTTGGCGCGTTTGCAATTCTTGTTTGTAATTCTTGCAAACCTAAAGCGGCGGTTCTGTTCGCCAGCGCAACTGCCTCGCTGAGATTGCCTCGACCGCCAATCTCGCCGATACCATCGACTTCAACTGAGTAATTCATTCGCCCCTTATGAATGACTGTCAGAATCATTTCGGGAGTTTTGATTTTTGCTTTGATGTTCATTTTGCTTCTCCTTTTTAGCCCGGTCTGGAGTGTTTGACCGTAGGAGAATCATAGAACGAAATGGAAACAGTCTGCAAGCGATATTAACAATATCCCCCACTTTTTAGTCGGGTATTGTTTCCTTGCGCCGCAACATAGGCAGGGGTTGCAACTTTTTCTGGTTTCGGCAATCATAGGGGTGTCAGCGGTGTGGCAACCGTTGGAACCAAAAAGGACAGGCAATGGTAGCGCAAGCCCATATAAGTCTAGGGCGTGTGTAGAGTTCAAACCGATGAGTTCGGCTTACTATCGTTGCCTTCTTATTGGTTTCAATTTCTGCTCATGCCAAGAGCCACGCTCTAGTCTTATGTGGGCTTTTCTTTTGGGCTGACTGCGGTATCTGTCGGGAGGATAAACACCGGGGCAGATAACCAAAGAGCCAGACCGGGGGGATAGTTCCTGAAACATGGCGATGAGGCGGCGAAGTCAGCACCTCAGAGAACGGTAAGGCTGGCGGGTCTATGTGGCTCCGAAGGCGAAACATAGTGAAGGAAGATTCGGTTGTCCGAGGGATGGCTGAGTCTTGTCCACCAAAGGCGAATATGATTAAGAACAAAGAACACCTTCAGCAGATAAAAGACTTCTCAGGTCTAAAGTTCGGCTCAATCTCGCCGACCGATATAGACGGATTCCTAGACTTCGGCAACCGAATGTTCATTTTTGTCGAAACCAAGTACGCAAAATCAGAACTGCGCGGCGGTCAGAAACTGGCCTTAGAACGCCTCTGCGATGCTTGCCAAACCCAATCCCGCACCTCCATCCTAGTCGTCACCAACCACGACTCCTCGGGCGAAATTGACATCGGAGAAACAGTTGTGCAACAGTATCGACTGCGGGGTGTTTGGTATGAGTCTACGGACATCACCCTGCGCGAGGCGATTGAGATGTTTTATAGCAATTTTGCGATAACTAAAAAAGAGGATAAATAATGACTGACCTACGCAAAGCACTAACCCCTGAAGTCACCCCTGAAGTCACCCCCCAAGTCACAGGGGATGTCGATGAAACGGCAAAACGTGAATGGGTTGGGCTGACGGATGCTCAGGTTGAGGAGATTACCGAGTATCACGGCATTGATGGTCTGTATGAGACATCTCGTATCGACTTCTATCGTGCCATTGAGATTACGCTAAAGGATAACAATGAATAATTACAAAATTGTTTTTAACAAACATTGTCCGATTAACAATTTGGTAATTGAATATAAATTAAAAATTAAAACTAAAAATGTAATTTTAATTGAAGATTTATTAGGATTTGTTGAACAGTTACCCAGCGAATTTCACGAAACTTTTGCTGATAAATTGTTTGCAAAATTTAGCGGTAAACAAACTTTGGTGGCAAATCATCATGGAGTAACAATTTCAACAAAGAGGGCAACATGGTAATTATTTACATCGCAAGTTTGACAATTGCGAATCTTTTTGTCGCTTGGTTTGGGTCATGGTTTAGCCCAATAAATGCTTTTGTTTTAATTGGATTAGATTTAATTTTGCGCGACAAACTGCATGACAAGTGGGGCAATAATTGCTTGGCATTGCGAATGTTAGGAATGATTGTGACTGCTGGAGCAATTTCATATTTAATCAATCAAAATGCTGGAATGATAGCGGTCGCCTCTACCGTTGCCTTTATGTTTGCAATGGCAGTTGATTCTCTGATTTATCATAAGTTGCGACATCTTTCATGGTGGAAAAAAGCAAACGTCTCAAATATCGGTGGAGCCGCAGTTGATTCCGTTATATTTCCAACGATTGCTTTTGGAGTGTTAATGCCTCAAATTGTTCTATTGCAATTTATTTGCAAAGTAACAGGTGGTTTTGTTTGGAGTTGGGCAATTGATTCATTATCACGGCACACCAATAACTCCAAGGTCTAAACTATTGGAAATGCAGGGGAGGCACTTTTGTGTTTCTTTTGCAGACCCAAGAGATTTAGAGACTTGCTTGCAAATTGGTCAGAGTTTGATGATGGACAACGGTGCTTTTACTGCCTACACAAAAGGCAAACCGATGGATAAAAAAGGGTTTTATGGGTGGTGCGATGAATATCTTTGCCATCCGAACTGGGCGGTGATTCCAGACGTTATTGGCGGCTCGGTAAACGAACAAAGGGATTACGCAAAAGATTGGAGTTTCCCCAAAGAACTATCTGCCCCAGTTTGGCATTTGAATTTGTCGTTAGATTGGTTGTTAGAGTTGACTGATAACTATCCCAAAGTCTGTCTTGGTTCGTCTGGTGAGTTTTGGCAAATTGGAACTAGGAAATGGGAACAACGGATGGAACAGGTTTTTGAGTTGCTAACAAGAACAAGGAGGCATTTGCCGTGGATACACGGAATGAGAATGTTAGGTCAGTCCAACGGAAAATGGCCTTTAGCCTCTGCTGATTCGTCAAATATTGCACGACATCATTCCGAACTCAATTTGAGTCCAGAAATAATGGCAAATAGAATTGATGCAATCCAGCCAGAAAAAAAATGGAAACCAAGTCCACAAATAGATTTGCTAGAGGGGTTATAAATGGATGATTTCGAGTTGTTCTGGAAACACTACCCCCGCAAGGTCGCAAAGGCCGAGGCGCGTAAGGCATTCGCACAAACACAGAAGATTCGGCCTCCGATTGAAGTCTTGTTAAAAGCAATCAAAGCGGCCTGTGCAACTGAGCAATGGATGCGGTCTGGGGGAATCTTTATCCCCCATGCGGCGACTTGGATTCGGGGCGAGCGTTGGGAGGATTGCCATGAGATTGTTCTGCCCGAGGTTTTTAATCAGAAACCGTGGCACGAAACCGCAACGGGTATTGAGAAAAAGGGTGCGGAACTTGGTTTATCTCCTGACCAGTTCGGACATTGGCAAGAGTTCAAGACTGCGGTTATGCAAAGGAGTATTAAGGCGGCATGACCTGCGAGAATTGCGAAAGGGAGGGATACACTTACAATATGAAGTGTGAGGGTTGCAAGACCCGAATGTTTCAAAGGGAGTGGTGTAAATATCTCCGCAAGGTTTACTCTGAACAGTACGGAAAAGCGTACCATTGGGAGGGCGGGAAACATTGTGATTGCACAACCGTTTGTTTGCGAAAGAGTCGAATTGTTCAGAAACAAGAAACTGCTGGAGTTAATGAGAGATTGCCCATGCGGAAACTGCGGAATCGATGATGGGACTGTTATCGCGGCACATCGGAACGAAGGCAAGGGAATGGGCATAAAGGTTTCCGATGCTCTAGTTGCTCCTCTGTGTTGGCCTTGTCATTACATACTCGACCAAGGGAAACAATTAACTAGGGAAGAACGCCGAGACTATTGGAATCGTTCCTTTATAAACGGAATGCAATATCTGATTGAGAACAAGAAGTTGGTTATCAAGTAATGGCTTACAGTCCTACCCAACTGTCTCTAAAGAAACTTCGTGCGGATGGGTATATCGCCGAGGTTGTGGAGAAGTGGATACCCGGAGCCAACATCCGTAAAGACTTGTTTGGGTTTATCGACATCGTTGCGATACGGGATGGGGAAACACTCGGGGTTCAGACAACCTCCAAGTCCAACATGAGTGCGCGAATTCGCAAGATAGAAGACTCCGACTTCATATCGGCAATAAGGAAGGCCAACTGGACAATAAAGGTTCACGGTTGGCATAAAGCAGACAACAGATGGGTTTGTGCGGTTAAGAATGTTTCCTGACGCGGGATGGTGAAAAGGCATCACACGGCTCTCATACGGCTGAGTTCTAGGTTCGAGTCCTAGTCCCGCTACCAAGTTGACATTGTTGATATAAACAAACTAAACTGTTGTCGTTAACAATAACTGGAGGCTATATGTCTATTCGTAATCAAATCACGGAACTTCTTGCGGTCACGCCTGACTTGGATTCAAATGAGATTGCAGAGAAACTCGGCATCAAGTTGACCTCTGCCAAGGTAACTCTCTGCAAGATGGTCGGCACAGGAAAAATCGTGCGGGAAAAGAAACCTACCAAAGTCGCAAAGGCAGGTGGAAAGATGCAGTATGTCTATAAGGTCAGTCAATGAGAATAAATGTTTCCGCAAACCTAAGTGAACTCAAGCGCAAGTTGACCTATGCACAACGAGAGCAAGTTCCGTTTGCGGCTTCTATGGCCTTAAACAATGTTGGACAGGATGTAGCAAACGCAATCACGGCGCAGATGGAAACCAAGTTGGACAACCCAACGCCGTTCACCATGCGCGCCTATCGTTTCATCCCAAGACAGAATCGTGCGAACAAACGCAACCTGACTGTTATCGTTGAACCTGCGGAGATACAGAAGTCCTATCTAAAGTACCAGATAGAAGGAGGGACAAGGTTGCCAAAGCAAACGGCAATCTTTGTTCCTTCCGACAAAGCACCCAAGAACCAGTACGGCAATGTCCCAAGGGCTAGACGCAAGGCCATGATAGAAGGCAAGGGGAAATACTTTACTGCTGGCAGAAAAGAGGGAAAGACACCGGGGGTCTACTATCGACCGACCAAGGGGGTAGTTGAGCCAATGGGTTTCTATGTGGACTCGGCTCGATACAGACCCATCCTTCCCGTTCAAAGGATTGCCGCAGGTGTTGTGTCCAGCAAATTTAATAGACGGTTTCAAGAGGCATTGAAACGGGCGATGGCTTCAGCAATATGACCCCCATCAAAGGTACTCCTGTGGATAACCTGCTCGGGGGTAATTCGCGACA